ACTTCACCACCAGGAGTTACCATAAGGGTGATCAATTTCTTGACAGGGATACCTGTTAGTTCGTAGTAAGCTGCTGCATAAAATGTTTCCTGAACAAAATAGTTTTCCAACCATTTCTCAGGTTTAATCTTTTCAGATGTCTTAAAATCTATGACTGCTAACTCACCTTCATACTCTGCTATACAATCGACTCTACCAGCAAGACCAAGGTACTCAGAGTAAAGGGTTCTTTCTATAGCGTGTATATTATTTATCTTATCCAGATATGGTGTAGCATGATGAAACATGAACTTAGTTGCTGGCATATAATCATCCCAGTTAAGTTCTTTGTTCTCTAGATATGCCTGTGCTGCCTCATGAAAATCAGTTCCACGAGCAGTAGCCTTCTTAGTAATTCTATTTGCTTCTTCAATACCAACTCGCTTACGCCAGTTAATAAAGATCTGCCTATTGTAAAAGGATGTTACTGAAGTAATAGAAGGAACCCACTCTCCAGAAGGGACTTGATAAAGTCTACAACCAGGAGTTTCTTTCTTCTCTAATTCAATATCACCTAAGTGATTACAATGCTCAAATACCATACCTTTCACATCTTACATGGGGTAACTTTTGTTTAATACAATTTAATTGTTCTACAAAATATACTTGGGTTAATCTACAATCTTCATTATCCATCCAGTAAGTACTCTGACCGTGCCATTGATCTCCATCATAGGCAATCATTCTATTGTACTTATTCTTGATTTCTAATGTCAATTCATACATATCATTATTTTCCTTAAGTCCTTTATCATAATCCTTAATTGAATCAATAGGACAAGAAAAATTTGACTGAAGGATATCCTGAACAAACTGTGATTTGTTTGGAACACCCTCTTCATAAATCATCCACTCTGGTATTATAGCATCTTTTTTCTTAGTGTAAATAGACGTTCCTGCATCAGGATCTGAATTTGGATTTAGATATACAACTCCTGCCAATAATACATTGGTATCCCTATGAATCCATCCTTTATTTCTAATACTATCTGGATCAGGAGAAAATCTCCATATCTTTTGGAAGTAAGTTTTTATAGTATACTCAATTTCCTCTGGTGGTTTATCAAAGTCATCAAACATTGATAAAAATTTACGACAAGATATATTATAGAAATTAGGATCTATAGTACTTAAACATTGAGTTCTTAGACCAGGATAAGTTCCCTTATGTTTAACATATTCTAACCCTAATGCCCACTCTCTTACTCTATCAGGATCTGTATAGAAATCATCAAAACATGATATAGGAAACCGCATCTATAAACCAAGTTCCAGTTTAGATAATAGATACTCCTTACATAATCCTGATCTTACTATATCCTGTACACCAAATTCAATAATGTCAACAGAAGGCATGACTCTAAGGATCTGCATGAAATCACTGATACCAGTTCTCTCATTCTGTTTAACCAAGTCAGTCTGAGTTGCATCACCACAGAACATTATCTTAGTGTTCTCTCCAACCCTTGTGATTATACTATCAAGTTCATGGAAGTTAAGGTTCTGGAATTCATCTACTATTATAATAGCATTATCAAATGTTGTACCACGAATGAATGAGGTACTCCAGAAATCAATTGTTCCTTGTGCTTTTAGATTACCGTACAGCATCTCAAAGTCTGCATCTGTACGCATCTCAAACATATACTTAACCATATGCTTGTATGGTATTTGGTATAGTAAAGACTTATCATCATGGTCGCCAGGTAAGAATCCAATCTCCCTAGTAGCAACAAGTGACCTTACAATATAGATCTTTTCACATGGAGTAGTAGGATCTAATACATCACATAGTGCATTATATAAGGTAATAAATGTCTTACCAGTTCCTGCTGCACCATAAGCAACAAGATTCTTACCACTCTCATATGCATTGAATAAGAGTTGTTGATTTTCTGTAAGAGGATCTATGTCTCTTAAGAAATCCGTGTTTATAGGTTTCTTTCTTTTCATCTGCTTAGCTGTTAATCCAACACCTATTGGTTGGGTGTCTGCTGATTTCTTTTTCCTTGGCATACTAAACGATTCCCCTCTTAGCTAAACGACCCTGAATACCACCTGCTTTCTCAGATTTTTTAAGAACTTCCGTCCATCCAGGATGTTTATTGTGCAACTTATCTCTCCACTCACCAACTTCTCCTACACCAGGACATGTGCTTGGATCGGAAAAGTCTCTTGTCCATTCTGGGTTATCAATTTTCCACTGATCCCAATCATGAACACTCATTGCGACTTCTTTCTGCTCACCAGTTTGCTGATTAACGACAGGATATGTTGCCATATGAATACAATAGGGGGTAGTTATTTAGCCCACTCAAGGGCTTCTGCAACAACAGGAAACTGTTCGGTAAATATACTACGAACTCCCTCTGCTACATCCATGTGTTCTTTCTGTGTTCCATGTGCAGAACGCAAATCAATGTAGTGTATCCATGAACGTACACTACCAGTCATATAGATTCTTGTAGGTGTTGCTAATGGGAGAACAAATCTCGCACACTCCTTTGCAACTCCCTCTTGTAACAACGCATTGTATAAATCCATTGCCTCAGAAAAATGCCTAGCAATAAGTGCTTGGTATTCTTCTTTCTTCTCTTGTGGTATGTCATCATTACTATTCTGTCTGTTCTTACTATCCTGACTTCTTAAATCAGGAACAGGAATCATACTATCAAGTAAATTAGTATCAGCATACCTCTGACTAAATTCTTGAAAAGTAAAACTTCTATGTCTTAATATCTGTGCTGCTAATCCTCTTGTGGTATTGATCTCTACCGTCATGAATGCTTGCTCAAAGACACTCCAGTGACCATGTTGGATGCAGTACTTAAGAAGACCAGCAAACTTATCATTGTCTTGGTTCTTAGGGTTACTAACACGAGCAACATATGCCATATGCTGTTCAGCATCTGGTGTTGCACTAACTAATTTAATCTTCGCCATCAAAGACCTCATCGTAATCGTCAAGTGGTAATGTTTGGGTTACCTGAGTATAGGTTTCATACTTATACTCATCAGTATCTGAATTCACTTCAGATTCTAAAGAATCTACAAGCAACTTGAGATTCTTTACAATAAGTTTCAATTTTTCTCTATCCATTATTTCTTAGCAGCAAAATATCTTTCTATAACTTCTACCTGGTCATGATATCTTGCGATCTTATCTATCTCGCATTGAATTGCTTCTGTAATATCTGAATGCTCTCCTATACCTGCTGGATGTTCAAGATAAACATTGACATTTGCTTTATGTTTTTCAATCTCTCCATGTGCATGAGCTAATACTGCTCTAATTAATTGCTCTCTCATGTGAAGTGCCATAGATATTCTCCATTTAGATTATATATTAAAAAAGCAGGAGTGTAAACCCCTGCTTTATACATTATGCACTGAACTTATACAGCAGTAAGTTTCTTGGAAACTTTGATTCCTCGATACATTAGATCGAAGTTTCTGTGCTGTGCTGCTTCAGCGAGTACTTTCTTGTTGTACTCTGCAGAGTCGTACTCGACTCCACGGTAAGTGACTTTTGCCATTGGCTTTACTCCAAAGTAGTAGGGGTTTTAATCCGTTCCTTTAGTCGGCTTTTGCGTCCTCTATAGAGGATGAACGATTCCGTTCCGAGTCGGCTTACTTGCGTCCCTTCTGGGATGAACGATATGTGTTAATGATAACACAAGTATACTATATAGGCAAGTTTGTTTGTATTCCCTGATACAGTTTTTACATTACTTATAAATGGCTTCACCCATAACATCTGGGCATAGCATCGCTCCTGCAAGTTCTTTCGCATGACGATTATGCTCACAAAGTTTATTCATCCAGATTCTGTCTTCAAGATCAACCTCGCCATCAGTTGATATCATTCTGCAACATATATCTACTATACGATTTCGGTAACTTGTGCTTAGTGTCATTTGTATGAAAATAGAAAGTCGTTTACAAGTGATTCAGATTTTTCTTTACCAAATTGTCCTGTAAGATATCCTCCAACAGGATCAAGGTCAGTCATATATTCATCAAAGTCTTTATAGACTGTAGTATCTAGACCAGAAGGTTCATTAGAGTCTAACATATCACAATATATTTTAATATACTTACTAAACATTTCTAAATGTTCATCAACTTCATCCATCTTACACTTGGCAACATATATGTTTTCTGAGAAATGATTACCTGGCTCAAAGAATCTTATATTCCCTTCTTGTTTTGGTAATCCATCCACAGAAAATAGATAGTTCTCTACAGGATGTTGGAAATCAAATACTATAATAACCCGATTAGGATTAAAACCCATAAGATCCATACCAAAACAGGGTAAATTAGATCCTGTCTTGGGGTATAGAATATTATTGTAGATACATGAAGTATCACTCCAGATCTCTACCTCTCTAGATTTAAGAAGATATTTATTTGTATATGTCTTAGCCAGGAGACTAGTCTTCTTACCTTCCCACTGTGCCCATACACTACCTACCTCATTATGAAGTGAGATATTATCATGCAATACTTGCTTGTAGTTTTTCCAAATGTTCATTGATCACAATAGGTAAAATAGCATATTCTTTTCTCTGAATTGCTTTGGTTAATGATTTAACATCATCTTCAGGAAGAATGGGAACTTCAGATTGTAAAATAACTTCTCCACCATCCAATTCTTCATTCACATAATGCACACTACATCCTGTAACTTTATCACCACTCTCTAGTGCCTGTTCTACTGCATGTAGTCCCTTATACTTAGGCAGCAAAGAAGGGTGTACATTTATGATAGGTGCAGGAAAATCATCAGGATTTTTAATCACTCTCATATATCCTGCTAATACAATAAGATCAACTCTCCATACTCTGAAGAGATCTATCATCCTATCTTCATCTTTATGGTTAACATAGCAATGAGGAATACCAAACTTTGCTGCTCTTTTAATAGCACCACATTCCTTCTTGTTGTGAATCATCATCACAACCTCATGCTTAGTAACTGACCGTATTATGTTCTCGAAGTTAGTTCCGTTACCAGAACACATAACACCAATTCTCATAACCCCAATTTAATTTTAGATGGTTCAACTATTTCTATCTTAAAAGGTTTTTCAAGAAGAGATTTAATATTCATGTATGCATATGCAGTGAATACTTGAGGAACTATAAAGGCAATCATTGCTATAGTCCAGAAAACGTAATAATAATTTTCTTTTCTTTGTGTTCTCATTGACTCCAATCTTGATAAGGTGGTTCTTCTTCATCAACAGAATGCTTAAATGCATCTGTATCAAAATATGATGGTGGTAATGGTTTTACATCATCATATGCTGCTGATAACCTCTTCTTATGTTCACGTTCATCTAGAACTTCATTGATAAGAATCTTCAACTCCTTAACCATTTGAGGAGTATGTAATCTATTGGGACGGATAATCGCACTAGGTAGAATTGGTTCTCCATTCTCATCATGAGGATAGATGTTATCACCCCCACCAGGAGTAACAGGTCCACTCATCCCTTGGGTATCAATCTTATCCATAATTATAGAGGTTTCCCATATTTATCAACTAAACCAAGTTTTTTTACTTGTCCTATATTGGATCTCTGACTTTTCTTAATCTTCTTATACTCCCTAAGAATATTATCTACCTCACTCTCAGGTATCTTAACCTTAAGTTTTTCATCACCAAATCCTTTACCATCAGAAGAATCCATATACTCATTGATACCATCCTGTATCTCTCCTCTAATCACATCATTGATTTGTGATCTAAGAAGTTCATCTCTATCTTTATTTTTACTCATTACTTTCTCCTCTTTTTCTTCTCAACTGGTTTAACACCCCATAGATTAGGTCTTACTGTACCATGACCATAATCAATCTTCTGAACCGCACCTTTCCCATACCTATCATAATACAAATCAAAAACATTTACCATCTTTTCAGAACGAGTTACATCTAAATGTTCTTTACCATCTACAGTATAGTATACATTAAAAGCATCTGTAGGAAGTTGCCTATCATTTGCTTTTTCTGCAGTAGTCTTCTCTAAAACTATTTCACATGAGTATGGTGAAGTATCAAACTTTTTCTCAGGTTTCTTTTCTGGTGCTTTTGCTGCTGCTGTCATGATCTATTACTCCACTCAATATCAGGATATGCTTCTGCAACAATCTCTTTCGTAATATTATATTTGTCAGTCAATATCTTATCCTTAACAAGAACTAGTATCTCTGCCTCTCTAGGATGCAACTGCTGGAGTAAAGTAATAAACATAGACTCTCTACGCATACCAGGTAACTTATCATTACCACCCTTTACGAAGTGATATAACTTAGTCCATTCTCTACGTAAAGAAGTTCTTCCTTGTCCTTGCAGATCCTGTCTGGTTGCTGTCTCACCACCTGCTGCTTCTCTAGCAAGATTTTCTGAGAGAGAACCATTTAATAATTGCTGGTCTTCACCATCACCATAAGGAACTGGTCCTTCAGGTAACAAACTAATTACAGTCTCATTAAAATTCCATATCAGAACTGACTTAATTGAATCATGTTCATATGCTTGCAGTGCCTCTACCTTTTTCGCCTTAGAACGCTGTTTAGATGCTAACTCTAATACTTCATGGATAAAAGGATTAGTAGGCAAGGAATCGATTCTAGGTGCTGCTGGAGTCCTCTTTGCAGGGGTCTTCTTCTTTGCAGGTATCTTTGTTGATTTAGAAGATGAAGGTAACTTTGGTCCTCTAGTCTTCCTCGTCGTTGTCTTCGCTGGTGTCATGAGTTTCAATTCTTAAAGCTAAAATTTCATCGGGAACTAATTGCCCATTTGCATCAAACATCTCTGGATGAGTGTAGATTACTTGGGGAGTTGTTTCGTATGAATGTTGTCTTGCCATCCATCCTATCATACCTCCAACTAATAATGCAAGAATAGCAACAACTGTCGTAAGCGTCAAGGTTACTACTAGTGTTTCTGACATAATACTCCTCCCAGAGATGTTTATTTTTTTCTAATGTCCAAGTAAAAATCAAAATGAAATACAATCTCTCTATTCCATAGAGCAATTAAATTTCCAAATTTTACTTGAAAGGTTTTAGGTTTTGGTTGAGATTTCCTCCTGTTTCTAAGTAATAGTTCTACTCCTCTGTTTATTTCTAGAGGAGGTTTGTCTTTATTTAGAGTCTTTTTTCCGTCTTCCTGGTCTTCTGTCATACTGATACCTCACTGCATCTTCAACAATTTTATTAAGATATGCTTTTATTTTTCTTGCTTGAGGTTTAGGTATATGACCATACGCCTCACGTAATTGTTTGTGATTATTATCTGAACCGCCTTTTATATACTCCTCAAGTTCTATTACCTGAGAAGTAATTTCTTGAACAGTAGAACTCTTAAGAAAAGAATCTACTTCTGCCTTCTTAGTTTTACGATATTGTAAGAACTCGTAAAACTTAAGTTGCATCTTACCAACAAACGCAAGTTCGATGGCATGTTCAATCATATCATAGACGGTTTCAAAATCTTCTTTCATTAGACTAATTGCTTCTCCTTTAGATAGTGAACTGTTTCGGTACATCCACCAAGATTAGTTTGATCCAATACAACTTGAGGAAATGTAGATCCTTCACCAAACTGGCCATAGAATGCATCTCTCTCAAAATCTTCACCTAGTTTATACACTACGTGATTTAGACCTGCCAACTCTAATACTTGTACCACCTTTGTGCAATAAGGGCAACCCTCTTTAGAATAAACTGTAAAATTATTGTTTTGCATTTCTCTCCTCCTGCGATCTGTTTCTAATTACAATTCTACTCTTCTCATGATCTGGAACAAATTCTAAAACATCATCATGAGGCCACATCATCTCTTCGTATAATGCGTTGAGTCTATCCATGTCTTCCCATAAATCATTTACATGTTCAGGAGAAGGCCAATGATGCTCTTCTGGTTCTAAGTCTCCGTGCATAAGTCCTCTAATGTGGGTTGTAAAGTCCAAGATAATAAACGAAAGTTACTATGGTCAATACCATTAGTAACCCGATAACGTATACCATCATAACAAGTGATATTTAGTAACTGAATGTATTGTACCCTACCAATCAGGATAAGTCCAGTTACTTGTGTCAGTCTTTCTTCTGGACGTAATCCTCTTTATAGTACATTCCTTACACTCATACGAATAAGACGATAGAAGGTTCATGTTTTTACGAACACGATAAAAAGATTGTAAAAGGTTCTTTCGCTCTTTACAGACCCTACAAACCCTTTCTTCCAGGAGAAGATGACCCAATTGTATCTGCTCGTCTAATTCCATGCAATAAAAAAGACCCTAAAATAATTTAGGGTCTTTGCAGTTCCGACTTTTGTAGAGACCGCACGAACGGTGTCTCAAGTCTATTTATTAACCGATGCTAGGAGCAACAAGTGCAACTTCACTAGTCTCAGCAGCTGCTAAGTCAAGTGGGAAGTTGTGAGCATTACGCTCATGCATTACTTCCATACCAAGGTTTGCTCTGTTAAGAACGTCACCCCAAGTAGGAACAACCTTACCAGATGCGTCTACGACAGACTGGTTAAAGTTGAAACCGTTAAGGTTGAATGCCATTGTGCAGATACCCATAGAGGTTAACCATACACAGATTACAGGCCACGAAGCAAGGAAGAA